CGGTTTGTACGGACTTGGCTGTATCAGGGGCGGCTCACTTTGAGACAAAAAGAAAGATTGACCCAGACTTCCAGAAAAAAGCGGCTGATTATGCGATTTGGTGCGAGGAGCTATTCACGGCTTTAAAAGTGCCATTTTTTATTGAAAATCCGGTTAGCGTTTTATCAAGTCTTTGGAGAAAGCCAGACCATAAATTTCACCCTTTTGAATATGGTGGATATATTCCAGAGCATTTAGCTGATCATCCAAAATGGCCACAATATATTCCGGCAAAAGATGCTTATAGAAAAAAGACCTGTCTTTGGACTGGTAACGATTTTCAAATGCCGGAACAAAAACCAGTAGATTGCTCTGCTTATTATGGAAATGGTTACTCCAAACAAATTATGAAGTTGGGCGGTAAAACTCAAAAAACAAAAAATATAAGGAGCGCAACTCCACGAGGTTTTGCTATCGCTGTTTTTGAGGCAAACAAAAATAAAAGTAAAAATTTATTAACAATTATGGAGGGAAAGACTTGAATAGAGGGACAACTGTCCCTACTTATATGCTATAAGAAGTAAAAACAAAGGACAAAAAAATGTTAATGACTAGCTTAGATTTACGATACATCAACAAAGCAGTTGAATATGTAGAAAATGTGCAAGGCTATAAAGCTGTATTGATCAAAGAAAAAAAATTTGGAGAATATGTCATTGATGCAACTTATGGCAACACAGAGGAGTGGTACAAATTAGAAGTTAATGTTTCGCTCGGCAATAAACCTTCAATAGTAAATTCGAAAAAAATGTAATTATTGGGGGCGAAAGCCCCCTGAAAAGCAAAGGACAAGTAAATGAAAATTACTCAAAAAAATAAAATTCTTAATCATTTAAGAAAATATAATGGGCTGACCTCTTACGAGGCTTTCCATATGTATAAAATTACTAGACTCGCAGCTAGGATTTATAATCTGCGAGAGGATGGTCATATCATAAATACCGAAAAAGTATTTCATGACGATGGCTCGTATTTTGCAAATTACCATTTAATTAAGGAGGCTGAATAAATGAACAAGATTGCGATCAGGGACTATTACATTGACGTAACTGAATTAAGTTACGACAGTGCAAAATTCACTACAATGCCAGACTCACCAAGAGCAAAAAAATATAATTTGTCGCTCGATTATATAGAAAAGCGTTGGGATTTATGGAGCGGCCATCAATCTGGTTGGATTGAAGAAGCAATTATAAGTGGCAATATCAATTATAAGACTTGCATTTATAAATTGTTGCCTAAAATTTTGCGATTTATTGACGATCGTGACCATGAAAAGGGGGCTGAATAAATGGGAAATGTTACTGTTTGGAACGGCGTAGAATATGATGCCCGACATGGTGGTGCTTTTGATCGTGGCTCAGCCGATGCTTATTATCGCAGACCAAGAAAACCGCACTATTATATTGGTGGAACTGGAAATACTCCAAAAGTGCAAGAGTACCAAATGACCGAAGAACAAATTTCAGCATATTATGCCGGATATTCTTGGGGAATTGATCAGGGCGATTTTAAAGATTGGGGATAAAAAATAGGGGCGGAGGGCTTGCTTTTAGGGTCAACCGTCCCTATATTTATTATAGAGGCAATGAGCCTCGCTAAAAGGAGATTAGAAAATGAATAACCCTCATATGGAACTTAACGAATTAATGGTAAGACGAGCCGATGGCTCAAATGGTAGATCGCTGATCCTTCACGGTGATGGGCATTTATATGTAGTAGATACTGCAAGCTGTCATAGGGGAGAATTTACAAATATGGTTAATGTTACTCCCTCCGACCCAGTTCATTTTTCTGCGTGTGTTTCAAAAGGCGTTGATTACGTTATAAGTTGCGTGGATATGGTCAATGTTTGATACTTCACGTTTTGATCAAGCCCTTAACGAGGCTATTCAATATTTGGATACGTTTGAGGGTTTAGAAATTCGCTCCGCTCTCAAGCAAGCGGCAAGTAATAATTGGATTGCCGAAGGTCAGCATTTACAGCAATTTGTGCGATGGGCAGAAAGTAAACTTTTTGACGAAACCGCACTATGACTGATGATCGAGTAGATATTAGATACGTTCTTGAACGGCTCGACCATTTAGATGATTTGGAAACTGTGGAAGCTTTCGTTGTTTTGGAAGAATTTAAACACGAACTAAGACTAGCATTAAAGGCAAATTTAGAAGCAAATGAAAAATCACGAAAAAATCAAATTCATTAGAAAAGAACTTGGACTGACCCAAAAACAATTGGGAGCATTGATTGATACCGATGCTCAGACAGTGCGAAGGCTTGAAATGTCACCGGACAAAAAAACGGCAAGAAATCCGGCTCCTAGAATGATGCGTTTAATTGTTGCTTATTCAGAAGGATACCGCCCAAAGGATTATCCAATGTGAAAACAACAGCAGATGTAACCCCAAGATTTAGAAAATTAAAAAACCAAAAAGTTAAAATATTTTGGCATCCCTGTCACGTTTGCGGGGATGTTTGGGGTGCTTCTTTTGGGGAAAATTTTGAACCAAAAAAAAATAAGTTTGGCACTTGGTATTGTGGAAAGTGCTATGATAGAAAACAAAACAGGGAGAAAAATTTATGATAACTTTAATAGCTGCCGGAAGGCTTGGTGCAAACGGTGAATTGCGCAAAACTCAGACGGGCGACAGTGTGCTAAGTTTTAGCGTTGCGGTCGATAATGGAAAAGATAAAAACGGTGAAAAGCGTCCCGCTACTTGGTTGCGTTGCGCTATTTGGGGTAAAAGAGCCGAAAGTTTAGAGGAGTTTATGCAAAAAGGACGGTCGGTCACTGTGACCGGTAGACCTAAAGCCTCAGCTTATGAAAACCAAGGCAGACTTGAATTAATGGTTAACGAAATAGTTTTTCAATCTCCAGGCACAGCCGCAGACAGCACACCGCAAGCTCCGGCTGAAAACGAAATAAATAACGAGGAAACAGAGCAAGGAACGCAAGATTTTGAGGACGAAATACCCTTCTAGGGTAGGAATAACAGCATCAGCCTTTGACGTGCTCCATGCGGGGCACGTTGCTATGCTCACGGAAGCAAAACTTTATTGCGATGAATTGGTTTGTGCGCTCCATATTGACCCAAGTATAGAAAACAAAAGAAATAAATCTCCACCAATGCAAACCGTTGTGGAAAGATATATACAGCTCAGTGCTGTAAAATGGGTTGATGAAATTATACCTTACGAAACGGAGGCTGACCTTTGCAATCTATTCAATTTAAGGCACTTTGACGTTCGGATAATTGGCGAGGAATATTTTGGCAAATCCTTCACTGGGAAAGATATTAATTTAAGAAACGGAACCGAAATTATTTATAATAAACGGAGGCATGATTTTTCATCCACCTTAAAACGAATGCAAATTAGAAAGAATGAAATTGAAACAGCTAACTTATGAAATGAAAAAAACCGAGGATTTGGTGCCGTATGCTCAAAATAGTCGAACCCATAGCGCGCACCAGGTAAACAAAATTGCCGACAGCATTAAGGAATTTGGCTTTATTAATCCGGTAATAATAGACAAAAAGCAGGGTATCATAGCAGGGCATGGTCGAGTTATGGCGGCAAAGCAATTAGAATTGAAAGAAGTCCCAACGATCCAGGCATCGCACTTATCGGCAGAGCAAAAAAAAGCTTACGTTATTGCTGATAATCGGTTGGCTCTGGATGCGGGTTGGAATGAAAAAACGTTGATGAAAGAGCTTTTAGACCTCGAACAACAAGAATATAATTTAAAATTGACAGGCTTTGAACAGCAAGAACTAGATAAAATACTAGGCAATTTAGATGCTGAAACCGATGGAACTATTAAATTTAGTGAGGAAGTAGGGGAGGCTCACAACTTTGTAGTTTTGTACTTTGATAACGACTTAGATTGGCTTTCTGCGCAAACTCACTTCAACTTAGAAAGCGTGCATAGCAAAAGGCAAAACGGCAAGCCATGGTCTAAAGGCGTAGGACGTGTTATAAATGGGGCAGAGTATTTGAAAAAGTTGAAACAATGATAGGTTATTACGCGCCGTCTTATAAGAGAGCATCAGGGGTCACCACGCAAGAAAATTACCCTTTTGTTAAGTACGTTGTCGCGGAATTTGAAGCAGACGAATATTTAAAACAAGGCTTAGACTGTTGGATAGTACCTGACAAAGCCCAGGGCAGTGTTGCAAGGATACGAAACTATATTTTGGACAATGCGGATACCGAAAAAATAGTGATGCTTGACGATGATATGACAGGCGTTGCTCGGTGGGAAAAACAAAGGGCTAATCGACTTGATCCAGGTGCAATGCAAGAATTTTGCGAAATGGGTTTTCAAATGGCTCAGGATTTAAATATCAAATATTGGGGGATGAATATGCTTAGCGATAAAGGGGCGTATCGTGAATATACTCCATTTGCTTTTAAAAGCTGTATACTGGGACCTTTCCAGGCATTTAATAATTTAGATTTGCGTTATGATGAAAAATTACCACTTAAAGAGGATTATGACCTTTCGTTGCAAGTCTTAAATAAATATAGAAAAACCCTCAGATTTAACGCATACCACTATATAGTTAAACAGCATACTAATACTGGCGGTTGTGCTGATTATAGAACGATACAATATGAGAAAGACCAGATGGCGGCTCTTGTCCGGAAATGGGGCTCAAAGATAGTAAAACAAGACTTCAGTAGCAAAGGATATGATATCAACCCAATTATTAAAGTACCAATAGGCGGTGTTTAAAAGGACAAAAAAAAATGGGTAGGAAAAACAAAGAGTTAGACGATAATCAGAAAGCTCAGCTAGAGGTAATGAGCCGCTTTCTCACTGTAGAACAAATAGCGGATGTACTAGGCATAGCTAGATCGACTTTTTACGAAATGATTAAGCGAGACCCCGAAATAGATGGACTCTATAAAAAGGGGAGAGCAAATCAAATTTTAAAGTTCGCTAGCAATCTTTCTAAACAGTCAGATATGGGGAATGCTGCGGCAACTATTTTTGCGTTAAAGACTCAAGCCGGATGGAAAGAAACTCAGCGTATTGAGGGAATGGGCGAGGATGGAGAGCATATCATAGCTTATAAATGGTTAGACGATGATAACGAAGACAATCCAGTATAGACCCCGCAAATTAGTTAAAGCATTTCATAAAAGGACTGAACGATATGCTGTTATTGTGGCTCACCGGAGATTTGGGAAGACCGTAGCGGCAATAAATGATTTGATTAAAGATGCCCTGACAATCCCGCGAAAAAATGTCAGGGTGGCATATATAGCTCCATACTATCGACAGGCTAAGGCTATCGCTTGGGATTATCTATTGGAATATACCAGAGATATTGAGGGGGCAGAGGCTAATGCAAGCGAGTTAAGAGTTGATTTCCCTAACGGTGCTAGAATAAGGCTATTTGGTGGCGATAACTACGATGCAATGCGAGGGTTATACTTCGACTCAGTAGTATTGGACGAGCCTGCCGACTTCCCTGCTAATGCGTGGCCTACTGTTATACGACCATGCTTGAGTGATAGAAAAGGACGAGCAACCTTTATCGGAACGCCAAAAGGCAAGAATGATTTTTGGGAAATATTTAACAATGCCCAAGATAATCCGGACTGGTTTAGCTGTATGTTTAGGGCTGATCAAACTGATATCCTGGATGACGAAGAACTGGCTGATGCCTTGGAAACTATGGGCGAAGAAAGATATTCACAAGAGTATTTATGCAGCTTTGAGGCAGCTATCCAGGGCGCATATTACGCTAAAGAAATGAAAGATGCCCAAGAAAGAGGGCGAATTACCAATGTTCCATATGATACCAATATTGGGGTTTGGACAGCATGGGATTTAGGGGTTGGTGACTCAACGGCAATATTTTTTGCCCAGTATGTCGGGAAAGAAATTCATATAATTAACTATTACGAAAATTCCGGCGTTGGATTAGATCATTATGCTAAAGTGCTGAATGAACTAGATTATTTCTACGAGGGTCATATTTTGCCCCACGATGTTGCGGTCAGAGAACTTGGCACCGGAAAGTCCAGGCTAGAAGTTCTTGAAACTTTAGGAATAAGAAATATAGAAATTGCTCCACGATTAGGGCTAGAGGATGGAATACAACAGGCTCGTTCCATGATTGGCAAATGTTGGTTTGACAAAGATAATTGTGCAAGAGGCGTTGAGGCTTTGCTTCAGTATCGCAGACAATTCGACGAAAAGCTTAAATCCTGGAAAGCTAAACCGCTTCATGACTGGACTTCTCACGGTGCTGATGCGTTCAGATATTTAGCTACTGGAAAACCTGAAGTTGTTGGATGGGGCGCACCTATAAAAAGAAATTTGCAGGGCATTGCTTAATATGCTAAGGTAGCCTTGAGGTAGGAGGCGCGCCAATGGCTAAACAGGGTTTATACGCAAATATCCACGCAAAAAGAAAAAGAATTAAGGCGCAAAAGGCTGCAGGCAAGAAACCAGAACGAATGCGTGCCGTAGGGTCAAAAGGTGCGCCAACCGCAGCGGCTTTTAGAAAGTCTGCGAAAACCGCCAAACCTAGACGAAGACGAGCATAATGGCAATAAATTTAGATAATTTGTCGACTGAAAACGGCTTTCCGGCAGATTTTTCCCATATAGAAAAAATCCAATATTTCGGGCAAAGCTTAGGTTTTCCGGAAATGTCGGACGACGATGTAATTTTTTTATTGCTTGAGGGTTGCAAATGGGAAAAAGAACGGAAGGGACTTATGCACGTAAACCCCTATTTAGACCCAAATCAGGTATTAGATAAACTAGCAGAGCATGGGAGATAAATATGCCTAAAGGAAAAGGGACTTACGGATCAAAAAGAGGAAGACCGCCAAAGAAAAAAGGCGGCAAAAAATAACAAATGGCCTTAACTAAAGCCGAAAAAATTAAAAGGGCAAAGGCTCGGCATAATTTCAAAGCCGTGAATAAGCCGAGGCGTGGCGGTAGAAAGAAATTTGAGGTCCTGGCTGTCGAGGGAAACCAAGTCAAATATATTGCTTTCGGCGACCCTAATATGTCAATTAAGAAAGATCAGCCTAGCAATAAAAAGTCTTATTGTGCTAGGAGTGGAGGTATCAAGGGGAAAAACAGTAAACTGTCGGCTAATTATTGGTCGCGAAAAGCGTGGAATTGTTAAATGGCTTTATTCGATATTCTTATGAACGGGGCTTCAAAGCCCAAAAGCAACCCAGAAATGCAAATGGCTATGGCTGAAGGTATCAAGCCAACAATGACAGATTTAGGATGGCCGCCGGATATGCCTGACGAAGATAAAGCAATAGTTTTATGGCTTTTGATGAACCATGACAAAATTAAGGGAGGACCTAACCCATTTACTAGAGGGGAAACTGGATTGGCTCCATTTTTATCATTTAAACACTTTGGCAAATATTAGTGGTGAGCTAAAATGGCTTTAACAAATTATTCCGAACTTCAAACCTCAATCGCTGAATTTTTAAACCGTGACGACCTTACTGCGAAAATTCCTGATTTTATAGTGCTAGCAGAAGCTCAAATGAATGCTGAGTTACGGCATTGGCGTATGGAAAAGAGAGCGACGGCAAGCCTAGATAGTCAATATACGGCTGTGCCTGACGACTTTATACAGCCGGTTAGGTTTTCAATAATAGGAACAACTATAAGCAGTTTGTCGCAAACTGATAGCAAAACAATTACTGATTTAAGAACGGCTAATAATAATCCAAGCGGTAGACCGACAGAATATACTATCCTGGATGGTTCTATAGAAGTTTACCCAATTCCAGATGCAACCTATACCTTGGAACTTTTGTATTACGAAAAGCTTGATGCTTTGAATAGTGGCAATACAACTAACTGGGTGCTAACTACCTATCCAAATGCTTATCTTTATGGGTCGTTACTGCACTCAGCGCCTTATTTAATGGAAGACCAAAGGATTAATACTTGGGCAACATTTTATCAAAAGGCAATTGACGATATAAATTCAGAGGCGGTAAACTCAAAAACAGCGGCGGCAGGGCGAAGAATTAAAATTAGGAGTTATTAAAAATGGCAACAGTAGCAGATAGAGTACTGGACAACGGATTAACGGTACTCGATACGGAGGCATCTAGGGTCGATATTACTTCGCAAGAAGCGACAACTTATGCCGAAGCAACAAGTACTTATACGCTTGGAAATACCACTTCTATTAGTATTTCAGCCCCTGCTGATCGGACAGGAGGCGGTCGAAAAGTTACGCTTTCAGCAGTATCAGGTGCAAGCGTTACCGGCACGGGAACCGCAACGCATTATGCCATAA